ATTGATAGAACAAGAAGTGGTGTAAATGCTGGTACATTTATTGGTTTTGACCCAATGACAAGAACATTTGATTCAACTCCAATGAATTATAATAATATTTTTAAAACAATGCTTCATGCAAATGAAAATCCAAATGTTACAGAAATTATTAATAGAGATGGTTCATCAAATTTAACAACGGTAGAATCAAGAAAAGTATTAAGTATTTTTGGAAAAGCACGAAAGTATAGTCAGTACATACAAAGATGGGACCCGGAATCTTTAACAATAATTGAAAATTATGAAGATTTAATTTTCCAACGAAAATCAATATTAAAGAATTTGACTGCAAGAAGATTAAAACTTGTTATGCCTGGAAATTTCCAACTGACTTCTGGATTCAATGTATTTTTTACTGCTCCTAGTTTTGCAAGAAGAGAAGTTGGTGAGTACAATGAAGATAAAAGTATAAGTGGTAAATATATTATTATTGCAACAAGGCATATAATTACAATGGATAGACATGAAACGGTTATTGAAGTTTCTACTGATTCCACTAGAAATGATAAACAATTAGTAAGTTCAGTAGAACAGAATAACGAGATACTTCAGTACGGGATATAATATGATAGATAGTAGTCAAAAAGATTTTGCTGGAAAAAATGGTTTTACTTGGTGGGTAGGTGCAGTAGAAGATAGAAATGACCCTTTAAGATTGGGTCGTTGTCGTGTACGTTGTATTGGTTGGCATTCAACAAATAAAATGGAGTTACCAACTAATATGTTACCTTGGGCTATGCCTAGTATACCAGTCAATACTACAAATGTTTATCCACCAAAAGAAGGTAACATGGTATTTGGTTTTTTTCTGGATGGTGAGAATGCACAAGAACCTGTTATGTTAGGTTCATTTCCAACAATACCATTAAAAGAAGCAAATCCACAAGACCCGTTTGACGACCCAAGAACTGATGCTGACCGAGTTAATGCTCCTAGAAAACCAGATTATAAAATGTATATGGGTGATGGTACAGGAATTAGAATTTATGAAAAACCTTTTGCACCAGCAAATCCAGCAATTCTTGATGAACCAACAACACCAAGAATTGCACGTAATGATGCAGAATCTATTTCCGATTCTTATATACAAGACAGAATTGATACTAGAGTGACAGGTATTCCAACTGTAGGACAGGCTTGGGAAGAACCAGTCACACAGTATGCTGCTCAGTATCCATATAATAATGCTATTGAAACTGAATCTGGACATGTGATGGAATTTGATGATACATTCGGTAGTGAACGTATACATCTTGGTCATCGCAACGGTTCATTTCAAGAATGGTATCCAAACGGCGACAAAGTAGAGAAAGTTACTAAAGACAATTATGAAATTGTAATGGGTGATGACCGTGTTTTCATTATGGGTAAATGCCAAGTAACTATTCAGGGTGATGCTGAAGTGTTAGTGCAAAAAAGTGCAACAGTTGTTGTTGATGAATATGCATCTGTCGCAGTTGGTGGTTATGCATCAGTTGTAGTTGGGGGTTATGCAGATGTCAAAGTCGGACTAGATACATCTGTTACTACAGGTGGAAGTACAACAGTTAAAACTGGTGCAGATACAACAGTAATTACAGGCGTTGATACAAAAATTACCACAGGAGGAGATACAACTATAACTTCAGGTGGTGATATTCGTCTTATTGCGGGTGGAGATTTAACTGCCGAAATTGCTGGTGGTATAGCATTTGCTTGTGCTGGTGATTGTGAGATAGCAGCTGGTGGACCTATGACTTTACTTGCTCCTACAATTAGTTTGAACTAATATGAAACACGAATTTGTTATCCGTGAAAAAGGTGAATTGAAAACGTATACACGTTGGGAAGATTTACCTGAAGCATTTGAATATGTAATTAGATTTAATCCACATATGCCTCCACCTCCACATACGGACGAAGAACATCATGAGATTGAATCTTGGCAAGGTCGATTTAAAGAATTATTGACTAGACAAAAAGGTCTATAATGTTTGGTATTGGAGGTATTCAAAATGGTGGATATGGTAGACAATATGTTGCATTTACCGACTCTATAGGAATCACAACTTCTGCACCTGTAGTGATAACTTTTGATGGTGTTACTGTAGAAGGTAGGTCAATTAGTGGAGTAACCGTATCAAATACAAGTACAACACTTGTTAGTTTAGGGTCATATTTAACAACTTTTAGTATTAGTGGTACATATGGTGATGATTTAGCAGTAGATGACATTTATAAAACTGTTACAGTTGTGAATGGTATTGTAACAGCACAAACAACATACACATCATATTCAACCATGATGAGTGAAAGAAGTAATTGGACTACAGTACAATATTTTAGACCAGACCCATCAAGAGAAAAAATTGTAAGATATTCGTTTACTGTAAATGGTTCATCACAAATATTTGAGCATCCTGTAAATTTAGTACCAACTAGACATTTTACTAGATTAGAAAATATTATTGATTCAACAGTTACAAGTAGAACTGTGCAGTTGTATCCTTCATTATCACAAATTACTGTAGATTATCTTGAGAAAGCAAATGGTGGTTCTGGTTATACAAACGGTTATATAACGTTTTCTGGTACTGGTACACCAGCAAATGCTTATGTTGAAGTTTTCGGATTGCCTGCCGGAAATGGTGCAGTTCGCAAGATAACATTGAATTCACCAGGCAATTATACAACAACACCCACAGCAAATATGCCGTTTGGTGTTGCTAGTGTTACTTGGACAAATGGTGGTGGAACATATGGTAATGGCTTTTTAAACTTTAGTACAACTGGTTCTGTAATAAGTCCAGCAAATGGAATTGTTGAAGTCTTTGCTGGTAATGGAGCAATTTATAAGATTACGATTGTATCAAATGGAATTTATACATCTACTGTTACTGCAACACCAAACACAGCAGGAAATGGTGGTGCGGTAATTGTAATTAACAAAGCAAATACGTACATGGGTAATGGTGGAACATTAATAAAGACGAACACATATAGTACCAGCACATATACGGTTGATGTGAATGCTACTCCGTCAAATACAACGACAACTTATACAACATACGGACAATAGGAGAAACTATGCCGGCAGCATGTAGAATTGGAGATATGGATTTAACTCATTGCTCAACACCAGCAAGAGCAGCAGGTTCGCCTAATGTTTTTGTGAATGGTATACCGTGGAGCAGACAGGGAGATATTAATACTCCTCATTTACTTCCAGGTGATGACCCATGTTATTGTCATTCTGCTGGAATAGAAATTGGTTCTGTAACAGTTAGAATAAATGGTTTAGGTGCCGGTAGAGTGGGGGATGAAGTATTTGGTTGTACTGCTGTTGCGTCAGGTTCTCCCAACGTTTTTGCTGGAGGTTAAATAAATAAACGATGTCAACAAATATTACCTCTAATAATCCGAATATAGTTTCCGAAAGAACCTATAAAGATTTGGATTTGAATTTTAACATACATCCAATAAAAAAAGACGTTACTAAACAAATTGGCGAATATGCTGTCATAAATTCTGTTAAAAATTTAGTACAAACTAACTTTTACGAACGACCATTTAGACCACAAATAGGTTCTGGTATTCGTAATCTATTGTTTGAAGTTGTAGACACCGTTGTTGCGGCTCAATTAGAAAGAGCAATTTCTGAAGTTATTAAGAATTATGAACCTAGAGTTAAGGTAAGTATGGTTATTGCTACACCTGCTCCAGATGATAATCGTTATAATATAAAAATGGAATTTTTTATAATCAATAATCCTAATCCTATTAGTATTGATTTTTTTCTAGAAAGAATTAGATAAAAATGGCAAATCGTTTAAGAGTTACCGAACTTGATTTCGATACTATAAAACAAAATTTAAAAACATTTTTGAATCAACAGTCTGAGTTTACTGACTATGATTTTGAAGGTTCTGGTCTGAGTGTTCTGTTGGATGTATTAGCATATAACACACATTATAATGCTTACTATTTAAATATGGTTGCCAATGAATCATTTTTAGACACAGCATTACTTCGTGATTCTGTAATATCACATGCTAAATTATTAGGATATGTTCCATATTCTCGTAAAGCACCACGTGCTAACATTAATTTTACTGTATCATCATCATCAAATACTTCTGCCACAGTAACAATACCAAAAGGTTTTCGTTTTCTATCAAATCAAATTGATGGAGTTAGTTATGGATTTGTAACTCTTGCTGAAACAACTGTAACTAAGTCAAATACAAGTTTTATTTTTTTAAATTTACCTATCTATGAAGGTCAATTTGTTACTTACTCAAGTGTTTATAATCAAGCAACAAATCCAAAACAAATATTTACTATACCAGATGATAGTGTAGATACTTCCACAATTACGGTTTCGGTACAACCTTCATCAACAAATACTGCTTCAGAATTATATACTCTTGCGACTTCTGCTTCTGAAGCAACCACATCTTCACAAGTTTTTTATCTTCAAGAAAGTAAAAATGGTTTGTATGATGTTTATTTTGGAAACGATGTAATAGGTAAAAGTATTTCTGATGGTTCGATTGTTTCGATAAGTTATTTGGTAACAAATGGTATGATAGCAAACAAAGCAAATAATTTTGTTGCTACTGGAAGATTAACAGATTCTTTAGGTAATATTTTATCCGGATTCACAATCAATCCGGTTGCAGAAGCAGCAGGTGGTGCTGAACGTGAAACAGTAGATGAAATTAAATTTTCTGCACCTCTTCAGTTTACTACACAAAATCGTTTAGTTACATATAAAGATTATGAATCATTTATCAAGAAAAATTATCCAGCAGTAGATTCAGTATCAGTATGGGGTGGTGAAAACGAAACTCCACCCACTTACGGTGTGGTACATATTGCTTTAAAACCTAAAACAAATTATTATTTGTCTGACACAGAGAAACAAAGAATTATTGATGAAATTATAACACCTAAAGCAGTTGTTGCAGTTCAAACAGTCATTCGTGACCCCGAATACTTATACTTATTAATTAGTTCTGATGTTACTTACGACCCTAAAAAAACTATTTTAACATCTGACCAATTAAAGTCTGGTATTCGTAGTTCGATTTTATCTTATAAAACAACTTATTTGGATAAGTTTGATTCTAAGTTTATTCTTTCTAAAGTACAAGATGCAGTTGATTCTACCGATTCAAATGCAATTGTGGGTTCACAAGTAGTTGCACGTGTTCAAAAAAGATTTAAACCATCAACCGACCAATCTAAACCTTATTTCATTTATTTTAATGTTCCACTTCACCGTGGAACAATTAGTAATAAGATGACTTCAACATTTTTTACTGTTGAAGATTCAACCGGCACAGATAGAGTAGTTCAATTTGAAGAAATACCACAATCTTATTCAGGTATTTCAGCAATCAATGTAACGAATCCTGGTCAAGGATTTATCAGTGCTCCGACAGTTACAATTA